GCGCCCAACACCACCTACACGAACATCCTCGACGGGGGCGCGCCCTGATGGCAGAGATCATCGGCACCATCCAGATCCGCCGTGGCACCACCGCCGAGTGGACCACCGCCGACCCCGTGCTGGCGTCTGGCGAGTGGGGCCTCGACACCGATCTCGCACAGGTCAAGATCGGCGATGGCACGACGACGTGGTCGGCGCTGCCGTTCTTCCTCAAGGGCGACAAGGGCGACCCCGGCACTCCCGGCCTGAGCTACTCGACGCTCGAATACGACTTCGACCAAGCGACGTTCGCGCCGCCGGGCACCGGCGACATCCGCTTCAACAACAGCCTGTACGATCTGACGACGGCGCTCTACGTCCACAAGCTCTCGCAACTCGGCAAGGACAATTCGAACGCCTTCACGCTGGTCGACGCCGGAAATCGGTTCTTCATTCAGGACAAGGACGAAGCCGAGAAGTGGGTGTCGTTCAACGCGACCGGGGCTGGCATAAAGCACCCCGCCTCTGACTACTGGGAGTTCCCTGTGACGTTTCGCGACAGGGGCTTGGCGTCCCTCAACCAGAACAAGCGGGTGCTGGTGAACATCGCATGATCAAAGCCAAGTTCGACCCGAAGGCGTTCGAGAAGGTGAACTTCACCATGAAGCAGGTGCGGCGGGTGATCTTCGCCAGCCACCTCGACCTCGACCGCGAGCTTCGCAACCGCAACCCCTTCGACACAGGCTTCTCGGCGTCCTCATGGTGGGCGATGGCCAACGGCAGCCCGGCTTCGCACACCGGCAAGGCCGGCGGTGGGCGCGGCAGCGCCGACCCGCAGACGATGATGGCGTCGATCGGCGGCACCCTGACCATGGCCAACAGCGCCGTCTACATCAAGAGGCTGAACGAGGGCTATAGCCCGCAGGCGCCGGCTGGCTGGATCAACGCCGTCGCCAATATGTATCAGGATTTCATAGCCTTACACACAGCGCAGGAGCGCGGCAAGGGAGCCTGACCATTGCCTGCCGCAGGCAATGGTGTCCACCTTTGTCACCTAGCTGACAAAAGTGGACACGGCTGCAAAACGAGGGAGAGAGACCCATGGACAGCACAAGCATCTGGCGACCAGTCCGAGCCGACCTCCGCCGCATCCTGCTGAGCGTGCCGGGGTTGCCTGACATGAAGTGGGAGGGCAAACGGTTCAAGCCGACCGAGGGGGTGGCATGGGGCAGCGAGCGCATCGAGGTCGCGACAGCCACCACCGAAACCTTGGGCCATGTCGGTCAGGTGCAGGAGACTGGCACCTACCAGATCGAGCTTTTCTGGCCGGCGAACGGCACCATCAGCGACTGCGAGGACGTGGCCGACAGGATCCGGCAGACCTTCTGGCACGGGCGCGCGATCGGCCCGGAGGGGATCAAGGGCGGCGTGCTCTCATCGTATCGCATGCGCAGCGTCGAGACCGACCAGTTCTACCAGATCCCGGTGCGGGTGCAGTTCTACGTCCGCCGCTTCATCCGGCAGGGAACGCCGGGATTCAGTGCCACTGCCATCATGGCAAACCGCCGCGCGGCGGTGTAGACTTCGGGGGGGCGATGGCGTTCTTCGAGGGGGTGGTCGCCAGCGACCACCCCTCCGGGAATGTCGATCGCCCTCCTCCTGAAAGGAGCCGCCCAATGATCAATGCCCTCCTCATGCTGCTGGTCATCGCCATCGTCGTCGGGCTGGTGATCTACGTGGTCGACGCCCTGACGGTGCCGGAGCCGCTCAACCGCTTCATCAAGATCGCGGCGATCGTGATCGGCTGCATCGCGGTGGTTCTCCTCCTGCTGAGGATGGCCGGGGTCGACACCGGCGTCGACATCCCGGCCAACTGATGGACTGGGGGTTCGTGATGTTCGTGGAGGTGTTCTGCGTGCTCCCCGGACTGGTGCTGGACTACCGGCACCGACGCGAGGAGTATCACCGCTGGTGGGCTGAGCGCCCCCGCTGGAAAGAGGGCTGACCCATGACCAAGATCCTCACCAGCCACGGGCGGCTGACCGGCCAGTACGCCAGCCCGCACCCGGTCAGCTACAGCCAGATCCAGCACCCGGTGCTCGGCCTCGTCGGCAGCCGCACCTACAGCCGCGACCCGGAGGCCGGCACGGCGGCGATCTCGCTCGGCGGCATGCTGGAGATCGAGGGGCCGGAGGTGCTGTTCGTGCCGGGCCGCGACACGATAGGCCAGCCGTTTCTCGACGCGGCACAGGCGAGGCTGGAGAGCGGGCAGGTGATCGAGGGCAGCCTCGCTCCCGGCGGGCTGCTGCGATGACCCCGCGCCACTTCGTGGAGAGCCTGCGCTACTCGGGCCAGCGGGCGAAGAACTCCAAGGAGCGCGATCTGGTCCGCTTGCAGGAGATCGAGGGCTGGCTCTGGGCCAACGACGTCTGGAACGAGTGGGGGCCGGCGGGCCGGGCCTTCGTGCTCAAGGCAGAGGTGGCGCTGAAGGCTGGCAAGTTCATCGAGTGGCTCGACAAGCTGCCGCCATCGAAAGACCCCTACCCGGTCTGGCTCTACACGCAAGCAGTTGTGCAAAGCCCATCTCAGGTGCATAGTCCCGTCCGAGCATAAACGCCCCCCGGACAGGAACGCGGGCACCGGGCGGGTATCAAGATGACCCGCTTTGGAGGGCCGCATGGCCGAACCCCTTGAACTTTGCAGCCCTCAGATCGCGTCGGGACCGCTCGCCGACCTCGGCTACCAAGAGGAGGTATGTTTAGGCGACATCCCCGAGGATCGCGCGCTGGTCACCTGCCGGCGCCGGTCGACCAGCCTCGGCCTGACCAAGGACGCCTACGCCTCCGAGGAAATCCGCTCCGACCGCATGATCTCCGACAGCCGCCACGGCATCCGGCGGGTGGGCGGCGACATCGTGACCGAGCTTTCGGTCGGCGCCCATGCCGACTTCATGGAAGCGGTGCTGGGCGGCGTCTGGGTAACCCCGACCCCGGCCACCCTCTCCACCGCCGCCCTCACCGCCACACCGCAGGGCGACGGCACCGTCCTTCTCACCAGCGCGACCTTCAACTGGCTGACCGCCGGCTTCCACAAGGGCGACACCATCACGTTCGCCAGCACCACCAAGCCCGACTACGACGGCAAGGTCTTCACGCTGGTGAACCTCCCGGTCGGCAGTGGCGTCGGCCCGGCGCTGGTCATCGCCAGCGGCACCTTCGCGCCCATCGACCTGACCCCGGTGCTCTTCACCGTCGGCACCATGGGCCTCGCCGGCGGGCGGGTGGAGATGGGCAACATCTACCGCAGCTTCACCTTCGAGCGCGCCTTCACCGACATCGGCAGCTTCATCGTCTACACCGGCTGCCGGATCAACACGATGTCGGTAGACCTCCCGCCCACCGGCATTGCCACCGCCACCTACGCCGTGATGGGCAAGAACGCGACGCCCATCCAGAGTGCGTCGATCGACGGCGTGCCCGAGGTGATCCTCGATGACGGCGACCTCGACAGCCTCGACTTCGACGCCGCCGCTGGCACCATCACTGCCACCACCGGCAGCTTCACCGCCGCCGGCATCGTGCCGGGCGACAAGGTGATCATCGCTGGTGACGGCATCACCGACTACCAGAACCGCAACCCGCGCACCGTGGTCGGCGTGACCGCGACCGTGCTGACCGTGGCCGAGGCCATCCAGAGCAGCGACTCGCCCTACAACGCGCCGTTCACGGTGACCCGCGTCGGCCTGCCGCAGTACACCAACGCCCCCGACGGCGCGGCTCTGGCGGCGGTCTCCGGCGTGCTCCTGATCGAGGGCAAGCCGGCGGCGACGGTCACGGCAATGACCTTCACCATCGACAACCAGATGGCATCGTCCGACGTGGTGGGTTCGAACTTCGTGCCGACCATCCTCTACGGCAACCAGTGCAACGTCTCGGGCTCGATGACCGTGCTCTTCGATCGCGGCGGCATCGGCGAGGCGGTGTACAATGCCTTCGATCTGGAGACCGACAACGTCGCCATCGTCATGCGGCTGGAGAATGCCGAGGGCGACGCGGCGATCACCTTCACCTTCCCCCGCTGCAAGATCAACTCCGGCAGCATCGGCGACGCGGCGGCGGAAGGCCTGCCGGTGACCGTCGACTTCCAAGCCCTGAAGCCCTTCGCCGACAACCCGCAGGACGGCACAAGCCAGATCGCGATCAGCGACAGTTCCGTGGGCACCGGCGTCGCGCCGTTCTCGGCGCTCTTCGTGGCACCGGAGGATGAAGGAGATGCCCCCGCCGCCACCAGCAAGGCTGGCGCCCGGAAGGCGGCACCGAAGCCGACGAAGACGCCCGCACCGGCGCCGCGCGCCCGCGCAGCCGTCGATGAGGAAATGGAAGCCGCAGCCTGAGAGGATTGTGATGTGCGGAGCGCCCTGTTAGCGGTGTGTCAAGGGCACACCGTTAAACAGGAGGCAACCCGATGGACCTAGACGACCTCAACCCAAGCACGGGACCGGCGAAGCTCAAGCTCGTCCACCCCGGCACCGGCGTCGAACTGGAGAACGATGGCAAGCCCCTCGTGATCCATGTGCTCGGCCCGGACACTGACAAGATGCAGCGCATCGAGCGCGCGATCCAAGCCAAGCGCCTGAAGGCGGCGCAGCGCAACGGACGCATCAACCTCAATGTGGAAGAGATTGAGGCGGAGACCATCGAGCGGCTTGCAACGTCCATCACCGGCTGGGAAAACATCTCAGTGGGTGGAGCGGCGCTTCCCTACAGCCACGACAACGCTCGCGACCTGATGCGGTCCAGAGTCTGGATGCGCGACCAGATCGATGAGTTCTACCGTGACCGGGGAAACTTTCTGGCGGCTTCGATGGAGATCTCGAAGCCGCATTGAGAGCAGCCGTCCGCCCCCAGTTCGATCTGGGGCAGGAATGGGACGACGGGCGAACCCTGAGAGAGCACCTTATGGCGGCGGAGGCTGCCACCGGACGCACGCCCGAGCGTCTGATCACGCCTGCCATCCCGGACTGCTTCGACCGGCACCTGCACATCTGGCTGGAGCTTCACGCCCGCCGGCAGGTGGGGATGGCCGGGCTGCTGCCGATCTCGTGGCCGGACCTCGCCGCCTACTGCGCGGTGACCCGCGAGCGGCTTACCCGGCAGGATCTGCATGCGCTCAACGTGATCGAGCAGGAGTTCTTCGAGAGCCGCACCGAGGCCCAGAAACGCACGGAGAGCGCCGCCTCGCGCAAGGGGGCACTGGAGGGCACCCACGCAGGCAAGCCCCGTGGGCGGTCACGGTAGAGGCGCTGAGCGCGCCCCGGAGACCTCGGTAGATGGCCGCCGGCATCATCCTCGGCATCGACGTCGACACCTCTACGGTGAAGGCAGGCGATGCCGCCATCCAGCGCCTGAACCAGACCCTCGGCCAGACCGAGAAGAAGATGGAGGGCGTCACCCGCGCCGGGCGCGCCGCCGACGTGGTGATCCACGGCATGGGCAAGGGCGGCTCCGGCGTCACCGCGCTGGGGAGGGCGACCGCCGAGGCAGGCAAGGCTGCCCACGCCGCGTCGGGCGGCTTCGGCGCCCTAGGGCAGTCGGTGAGCAAGACAACCGGCCTGATACAGGCCGCGCGCGGGGTGATGCTGGGCTTCGTCGGGATGAGCTTTATCCGGGGCCTGATGAACACGACCATCTCGCTTCAGAAGATCGAGATGACCTTCCAAGCGGTGACCGGCTCAGCCGCAGGTGCGGCAGCCGAGATGGAGTACGTGAGGAAGACTGCCGACAGCATGGGGCAGGACATCCTGTCGTCGGCGGGGGCCTACGCCAAGCTGCTGGCGGCGACGAACGCATCCGGCATCAGCATGCAGGACACCCGCAACCTCTACGAGGGCCTGACCGCTGCGGCGACGGCCTACGGGCTGTCCCAGTACGAGCTTGAGGGTGCCCTCAACGCCGTC